TATTGTGCTGATTATACTTCTACCAATAGCTATAGTACCAGCAATACCTGCTAATACACCTGCTCCTGCTACTAATCCTCTTAATAATGGATTTTGTTGAATAGTTTCCATCACACCCGTAAACATTTTAATAATGCCTAATACGGGACCTTGAACTAAACTAACAAAAGTTCGTTTAATATTATCTAAACTTTTTTCTAATTTTTCTTTTTCAGAACGTTCTTGTTTTGCTAATTCAAGAGAATCTTCAGCTGCACTTAAACTACCTTTTTCTCTTACTGCTTTTTCTAAGGCTGCCGCTTCTTCTTCTTTACCTGCATTTCTTAATTCTTGAAGTCTTGATTTTAAGTTTACTTGGTCTTGTTGGCTTAATTTGCTTAATTGTTTTTGTTTAATTAAACTATCACTTAATTCATCAACACTCATACCTAAAGCTCTAGCATACGATTCTTGTTGAATTACATTCATTTTTTGGAATCGTTGTAAACCATTAGGTCCTAAATTTTTCATTAATTCAGCAGCAGCGCCCGCTGTATCTCCTTGTAATGCTAATGCTCGGGCTCTTTCAAGATTCAAGTCTTGACCTGTTAATAATTCTGCTTCTAATTCTGCTGAAATTGAGTCTTCAAAATTTAATAAACCTTTAGATATGTTTTTAGTTTGTTCTAAAGTCATACCTAATTTTTGAGCTTGAACAACTGCTTTACCTAATAAATTAGGATTATCTTGATATAATACTCGTAATTGGCCTGATGTTTTGAGTACTTCGGCTAATACTTTTCTATTATTTAAAACACCTTTATTTTGTCTACCTATAGAATTATATATGTCTTCTTGACTTTTACCTGTTCTAAGAGATAAACCTAAAATTGATTCTCTTTCGTCTACTTCTAAACCTGCTACATCTTTTAAATTAATACTATCTTGAAGTTGTTTTGAGGTAAGCATAACATTAGTACCCATAGCCACATTTAATTCTGTATTAGCTTTGAGTAAATCAAGATTATTTATATAAGCGTCATGTATATTTGATGCTACAACTTGATAATGTTTACCTAAATTTTCTGCTTGAGCGGCTGTAATACCTAATGCTTTTTGTGCCTCATTAGTGGTTGTGTTAAATTCAAAAGCATATTTAACTACCATTTTTAAAAAGTCACCCATTAATCTTAGCTGAACTACAGGATCTTTAAGAGCGTTTCCTATTCCCGTGAATGCTCCTCTAATACCTGCTCCAAATGTTGCAAATTTACTCCCTGATTTAGCTGCTTCACGTATATCTTCGTTCATCTTAGCAATATCCTGACTATCTACTCCTATTTTGCTTAAAGTGCCTTCTATACCTTTAAATAAACTTCCCGTAATACCTAAAGATTTTTGGATTTGTTTTTCTCTTTGTAAACGTTGTTCTGTTAAATTTAAAATATCTTGTATAGCTATTGCTTCTTTTTCATTTTCAGCAATAAGAGCTTGAGCTGCTGCTATTTGTACATCATTTAATTCTTTATTTTGTTTTTGAAGTTCAAGTGCTTTAACGGATGATGCTAAATTAGCTTTTGCTTTTTCACCTTTAGCTTTAAGATTTTGTAAATCTTTGTATCCTAACTCAGTTATACCTTGTTGATCATCTCTTAATTTTTCGGCAATAGATTGAAAGGCAGCAATTGATTTTTTACCAACATTTAATTGTTCGTTATTATTTTTTACTTCTGATAGTATATTAGTAAATGTAGAAAATAATCCTTTAGCATTTTTCCCAATTAAATCTAAGTCATTATCTATTTTATCTAATTCTAAAGTCCAATTTTTTAAAACTTTTTCAGCGCCTCCTAAATCTTTTACTACTTTTTCAATATTACTAGCATCAATACCAGAAAATGGATTAGGTATAGGTTGGTCTAAAGATTCATACCCTTTCTTGATTTGTTTTAACAAACCAAGTACTTCTTTAAGTTGGGCAGGGGTTAAATTTTTATCAGCCATTATTTAATACAATGTTATTCGGTATAAATATTAAAAGGCATCATTTTTTTGATGCCTTAGTAATATATGTGGGAGGTTGAACTTTTGTTGATTTTGCGGTTGCTCCCGCTGATTTCATATTTTTAATGGATTGTTCAACTACATCATTTTGTTCCTGGTTATTTTCTTTATCATACCATTCTTTTAATTTATGGAATGTAAATTTACGTAACCATATAGGCATATTATAAATAGTTTCCCAATCATAGCCGCCTTTTCCATGAAATACTATTTCATGAATTGTTGAAAATAGTTGATTTCTATAACTAAGCGTCAGGCCAAAAAAAGTTAACTCCTATTGGAACTTCGATGTCCTCCTCTTCACCGTTAGCATAAGTATGAGTATAATTTAAATCAATACCGGGTGATATTGTACTAACGTATTCTCTAAATGCTCTTGAATCCTTAGCTAAAAATCCATATTCTATAAATTCTCTGATTGTTTTTTTATCATAATCACCATTAACTGATAAAATAATATGTCTTAATCTAGTGGTCATATCAAAATTAGAATTTTTATCTATTTTTTTAAGACCTTGAATTTCCTTCTCAACATTTAATTCATCACCATGAGTTAACATTTTAAATGTTATTTCATTTCCAGTATGAGGTAATTTAAAATAAAATTCGTTTTTTCCTCTAGTAACTAAACTTTCATCTAATATTTTTTCTTTAAGTAAAGTTAAATCAATAGTTAATTCATTTGTTCCTTCTAGATTAGCTGAATAGTGATTAAATTTATAATCTTTACCATATCCTAAAACACGAGCTGCCAACATAATAGCGTCTTTATCACCTACTAATAAATTATTATAGTCAAATTTAGTTACAATCATTGATTGTAATAATTTATATACTACTATACCTTGTTTAATGTAGTTTTGATTAGTTAAGATATCTTCTTCACGAGCAGTCATGTATTTCATTTCTACTTGACCAGATGCTAATGGATGATTTTCGGGATACAGTAAACCTTTTGAAGGCAAATCTACCATCTCGGTAGGAAACTTAAATTTGTTTTCTTCCATAAATTAATTTTTAATAACATTTTGTTCGTATATAAATATATGAAAATAAAGGAAGCTCGCAAAAAATGCGAGCTTTCTTGTATTTGTTTTATTATTTCTTAGAAGTTTAAGATACAGTAGTCAGGTTGAACTGTCATTTGTATATTAACTGCTGTATTTTCTGTATCCCAGTTATACTCACCAAAGTTTGCTTCAGTAATTAAAGCACCTTTAATGATCCATTCTGATACGATATCACCTACAGGCCCTAATACATCGAATGTTAAATCTTTCTTATAGAAGTCAGAATAACCATCGCGACCAGTTACTGATTCGTGGTGTAAACGTACCCATTCCATTACGGCTTGAGCACCTGATGGAGTGATTGGGTCGAATAGTGTAAATTGGATAGGTCCCCAAGTTGTTTTGCCTTTTACAAAACGTTGAACGTTAATGTGGTTTAAAGCTACTGTACCTTGAGTTAATGTAACCGCACCTACTCCTTTAATTTCATAAGCGGGAATACCATCAATGTACATGATGAATCTGTTCGCTTGTTTCGGTTCAAACGCGGTAAAAAATATTTCGTTTGGGTCTAATACTGCCATGTTTTTTTATTTATTTTCTTGTTATAAATATTAGTGAGTTATAAAAGGTAACTACCTTCCCTTATCCAGGGAAAGTAGCACCAGTTGGTAAAATGTTGAAATCTAAGTAAATGAATTCTGCAGTTTTAGTTGGTTGGATATAAATCTGTCCGATTAATTGGTTTCTATCAATTACATCAGGAGTATTATTTGAACTATCCATGATTACTTTAAATGCGTATAAACCTTGACGTTGTTGAACGCTTTCTAAGTATGGGTTAACTTGACTTAAGAATTGATTTCTTGTAGCAATTGTATTTTGTTCAAATACCAAGTTTTGAGCAACTTGAGAAATGTAAGATTTAAGAGCAATTAACAAACGACGAACATTTACTCTATCTAAAGCACTTGCTTTTGTTTGTAATGTTTTCTGACCGTATACTACAACACCTTGACCAGGGAATGTAGCGATTGGGTTAACTTTACCTGTGTATAAATTGTCTCTTTGAGTTTGAGATAATTTTTGTTCAGCTCTGATTACTGTGCTTAAACCACCTCTGTTAATACCTGCTGGTGCGAACCAAGGTTCTGCAACTGTATCATTATAAGCATAAACACCACCAATCATTGTTGAAGCTGGTACCCATACGTTTTTACCTGAATCTGGATCCATTGATTGTACCCAAGGCCAATATGAAGCAGCATATGAAGTATTTCTAGATTGTGCTTGTGAAGTTGCATCAGATACTGTTCTTCCAAAAACTGAAGGATCTAATACGAATAAACTATCACCTCGGTTTTGTGTATTGTTTATAATTGTAGTAACTTGAGATGTTTGTTTTTCGTTATATAAGCCTGGGGCTAATAACACATTATATCTATAATCATCAGAATTAGCCATTAAAGCAATAGCACCGTTATAACTTGCGCTTGGAATACCTTGAATTTCATTAGCATCCGTTCCTGCTACTATACTATTGTAAAAATATGCTTTACCATTTGTAAATAAATTACCAGTTGCACTAAAAAATGAACCACTTCCATTTGCTGGTAAAGAACCAGTTAAATTTGGGTCTGGTGTTCCGTTATTTAAGAAATAGTGTGGGGTTGGTGCTGTTACTTCTTTTACTCTTACATATGCACTTCTATTTGGATAAGAACCAGATACTTGAACTTGAGCGTCTGTAAGACTATTATTCCAATTTAATGTGTAGTCACCTATTACTGCTGCTATGTAGTTAGGAGCAAATGGATCTAATGATAAATTAGTCCATGTTTCTAATATAATTGGATTCTGAGTTGTATCATCGCCACGACGAATTAATAAATCAAATGTACCTTGAGAAATAGTTGAATTTAAAATTTGCCATCTAACATTATCAGATGAGCCTGAAGCTAATGAACCGCTAACATCTAAACTAGAGCTACTATTCATAATAGTACCTTCAGATAAAGTTTCTAATATAAAAGATTGTGCTGAGGTTGAGCCTGTAGTAACAATAGAAAGACCATTAT